TGGCGATCGTGTCCGAGCGCGGCAGCCCTGACAGCGCGTTGTGCTCGGTGCCCTGCCCGGTGGCGGCGTGCTCGAAAAACGTGGTGAACTGCATGTCGCCGTCGCGCAGCCCGCCGATGCGGCTGTTAGCCGACTGCTTGATGCCGGTCACGTCGAGCGCGGCCGGCCCGCCGCTGATCTGCGTCAGCGCGGACACGTCGCCGGACAGGTCATAGCCGCCGATGTAGAAATTGTCACCAAGCCCGCTCATCTTCCCTGCGGTCATCTCGCTGCCTTCCCTGATGTCACGGTGATGTGCTGCTGCGTTGCGTCGTGGTGTTCCTGCGCCTGCGCCATCGCGGCGTCGTGGTGTTCCTGCCGCTGATCTGTGGCCTGCTGGTGGTGGAGTCGCGCCAGCGCTGCCTGTGCCCGGAGCTTCGCCCGCAGCCAGAGGCCGGCGAGCAGCCCGCAGAGGATCCAGGCCACGAGGTTCCCGCCCGTGCCCCACGTCCCCGGGCCGAACAGGTCTTTGAGGGTGCCGTTCATGGGCTAGCTCACCTGCTGCCACATGTCGCTGACGATGCACGGAATCGTCAGCGTGAAAATCCGGTACATGTGCGAGTCGATCGTGATGTAACCGGCCTGCGCGGTCAGCTTCTGGCCGTACTCGCCGAGCAGGTCAATGTTCCGCACGGTGCCGCCGAGGGTGAAGTCTGCGGAGTAGGCGCCCATCAGCGTCGTCATCGCGGTGACCATGCGCGGGTCTATCTCGTCCTCTGGCTTGGCGAGCATGTTGCCGTACGCCCGCGCGCTGAACACGACGTAACCGGACGTGCTGGCCAGGCCCGAGGCCAGGCCGATCGGCTCGATTGACTGCGCCCAGATGGCCAGCCGCAGCCCGGTCCCGGGTGCTGCCTTCGGCTCATGGGTGTTCACCGAGCGGAACACGTTGAGCCGCATGGCGATGCTGACGAGGTTGTCCGTCAGCGCGCCCACGGCGGCCTGGTTGAACCCGGGGTTGACGTATGGCGGGTCGGGGATGACTGGCATCAGCTACCACCCGCCCAGATCCCGTAAGCACCAGACAGGCTGTTGCCAGACGGGGTGATGGACGCCGGCAGCGCCGCGTTCGTGACCGCGTTGCCGGTGGCCACGGTCCCGGTGGCCGAGCCGGACACGTAAGCGCAGCCGGTGAAGGTGCTGCCGCTGACGCCGGTATAGGTGACCCGCGCGAGCGTCGAGCCGGACGCCGCGACCGCCAGCGCGCCCGTGGTCGGGTAGCCGGTCACTGATGCCACGGACAGCACGCCGGCGGACGGCGGCACGCGGGTGTCGTCGGTGGTGTACGCGAACTTGCAGGCAGAGGCGCGGCGGCAGGCAGGCACTAGACCGCCTGGACGGACATGAGCACGGGGGCGCCGACGGTCGCGGTGGGCGTCACGGAGGTCTGCCCGATTGCGGGGACGGTCATCGTGGACGACGCGGTGGCGAACAGCAGGTCGAAGTTGTAAGACGTGGCCGGGGTGAGGCCGGTGACGAGGAACTGCATCTGCAGCGGGTTACGGGCGTTCGCCGAGCTTACCTCCCCGGTGATCACGTTGCCGACGACGGGGGTGACGGTGCCGTGCGCGGCGAGCGCGAACGCGTAGATCACGTTCGCGGGCGGCACGGCGGTGCAGGTGACGCTGACCGTTACGCTGCCGGACGGCGGCGCGGCGAAGCTGCCGGTGTTCACGCTGGCGCTGGACACGGCGGCGAGCGTCGCCGACGAGGTGGACAGCGACGTCAGGGTGCCAGGTGCATAAGAAGTAGGCGTGCACAGGTATTGCCCGGAGACGATCGTGCCGCCTGCCGCGGTCTGGCTGTAGATCGGGATATCCGTGCCCGCAGTCGCAGCCGCGCCGCCCGTGATCTTATGCGCGCCCATCGCGATCACGCCGGACATGGTGCCGCCGGCCTTGGGCAGCGCCAGCGCCTCGGCCGTCTGCGCGCGCGATGCCTCCACGCCGACGGCGTTGTCCGTGTAGGCGGTAGTCGCCAGCTGCGTGGTGCTGGTGAGCGCCACCGCCGTCGGCGCGGCCGGGGTGCCGGTGAACGTCGGACTGGCCAGCGGTGCTTTCAGCCCCTCGGCTGTTTCCGCCCTGGATGTCTCCGCGCCGATGGCGGTGGCGTTGGTGCTGGCCGAGGTCGTCAGCGTGGCCTCGGCTGCTTCCGCGCGGCTTGTCTCGGTGGCCACGGCTGCGGTCACGGCAGCGGTGGCGAACGTCTCAGCGTTGGACTGAGCCGTGCTGGCGGCCCCCGAGGCGTCGGCGCCTACCTCGGCAGCGGTGAGGACCACTACGCCGGTCTGCGTGTTGACCGAGGTAACGCCGCCGCCGTCGCCAATGTCCGCCACGAACTCAAGCGGTGAGATCGCGACCACGGCCGGGAATGAGCCGCCCGTCGGCACGGTGCAGGTGTAGGTGCCGGGGTCGGCGAAGAATGCCAGGTTGCCATAGGCGTCGGTGTTCACCGAGTTGGAGCCGAGCGCGGTGCCCTTGCTGGCGTCGGTGTAGAGCGTCGCCGCCGTGGTGTCCGGCTTCGTGATGGCCACGGGCACGTTCGAGACGGTGCCCTTCGACTGATAGAGGATGTCCCCGGTCCACTCGCCCGCGTACGTCCAGGTCATTGCATCTCCCGGACGTACGGCCCGAACGTGTCCTCTGCGATGCCCTCGGCCATGCCGTCGAGCACCTGGCCGGCCCGGCGGAAACTGCCGTAGCCCTTGAACCGGGTGGTGAGGTTCCGGCTGCCGGTGCCTTCGAGCCAGGGCCCGTAAGTGGCCAGGTCCATCGTGACCACCGTCTCGTCCCGGTCCACGACGATCGGCATCGAGTACTTGCCGGTCTGGTAGATCCGGGACTTGCCCGTGGTGGTCACGGAGCGGACGGCGTGCCCGGTGCGCTCACGCCGTATGGACGCCGCCAGGGTGGCCGCTGCCAGCCGCGCGCCTTCCTCCGCTAGCTTCGCCCGGATGGCGTCCACGCCCCTGTTACAGGCCCTCTCAGCCGTGCCGTCGAAGATCGGCCCGGAGCACTTCACGCGGGCCATCTAGACCACCCGCTGACGTGCTTTGCGCCCGTAGGCGGTGCGAACCCTGTCCTCTATCGACGGCAGGCCCTGGCCGGGCACTGCTGACGTGCCCTCGGCGAGTGCCCTGGCGTATGCGCTGGACTTCTGCGCCACGTACACCTGGCTGTAGGCGATGGCCAGTTCACGCACGGCCGGCGGGACCAGCAGCGCCGTGGCGGTGGCGTTGACGGCGTGGCTGGCTGCGGTGGTGCCGAACTCGCCGCGCAGCACGGTCAGCAGCCGGGCGGCGTAAACCTCGGCTGCGGTGTGGGTGGCGAGTCTGGTGCCGTCGTAGGACCGGATCACGGCCACGTTGTTGCCGGTCACGCTGGTGGCCAGCATCACTTCGGCGTCGAGTTGCAGCAGTTCCCCGGCGTGGATGTCCGCCCCGGTGCCCACTAGCAGGATGTTGTCGCCCGCGCTGTCCGTGGTACACCCGGCGCCTATCTGCGCCTGGCCGGTGTCGGCATACGCCTTATCGCTGACAAGCAGCCGCTCGGAGTCGATGGTGATGGTGTCGCCGACGCCGGTCACGGAGCCGTCGGTAACGGTCACGGTGGCGTCGCCGGATCCCGCGAGGACTGCCAGCGCCCCGGCCGGCCGTGACTTGATCCAGAACCCGAAGGTGCCGGTAATGGCCACGTCCCGCTGCGGGGTGTCGCCGACGCCGAACCCGGCCGCGGTGGAGCGGTCCAGTTCGATGAAGGTGAACGGCGGGCTGTAGTTCCACGGCCCCCAGAAAATCTGGTTAGCCGGGATGACGACGCCCCCGGACGTGACCACGGGAACGTTGACGGTGGTGTCGGCCAGTTCCCGCTCATCGAACCAGATCCGCCACGGCAGCGCGTACTGGTAGTTGGGCCAGTCCCAGTAAGCCGTGGTGTCCACGTTGTAGAACCGGCGGTGGCAGAGGCGGTTCACGTCGTCAGTAGCGGACTGGATCGCGCTGTCGATATGCGCGTTGTAGTCCGCTGTCTGCAACATGTCGCTCGCGCTTTTTACGTCCTCGCGCGAACAGTATGCGGGCAGGTAAACCGCCATTCCTGTCCCTTGCTTTCCTGGCGTCGGCCGGAACTGCGGCCGTGGGATTGGCTTGCTGAGCTATTCGGTTGTCAGATGCCGGACATCGTGTCCGCGTCGTAGTCCTGCGGGTACTCCCAGCCGCAGAACCGGCAGAACAGAACCGCCGATGCCTGCGGTGGCCCGTTCGTCAGCGGCTGCCCGTCCCTCGGGCAGGCGACCGGCGGCTGCGAGCGGTAATAGGTCTCGTACGCAGCCGCTTCCTTGAGGACTGAATCGAGTGCCCACCAGCCGCCGCCGGTCACATTCCCTCCCTCCGGGGTCCGGTGCTGCCTGCCCTAGCTAGCTCGAAGCGGGCGGCTGCGGTGCCGAGGATCCGGCAGCAGCGACGGCAGCGGCCGAGTTGCCGAGGTCGGACAGCGCGGTGTTCACGGCGGTGAAGTCCAGGCCGGGGTTGGCCTGCTCAAGCGCCGCCAGCGCGGTCTGCACCTGGCCGAGCCCGGTGTTGATCTCGGTCACGTCCACTTCGATGGTCTGCGCGTCGGCGTCAAGCTGTGCCTGGTCGGACATGATCTTGATCTCCCTTGTCTCTATCCGGGCGAGCACCGCCCGGATGGCCTTGAGTTCGTTCAGAACTTCGCCGTGCTGGCACGGTGGCGGCTTGTACGGCCAGGACCACGCGACGCCCACGGCTAGGTCTGCGGTTCGGTGATGGTGAAGGCCGAGCACGACACGGTCGCGCCCGAACTGATGGACGTGGAGTTCATGTTCAGGTCGGCGCCCGAGGTGCCGACGGAGCCGCTGGCGCCGACGGTGGAGTTGTCGGACTTGACCAGCACGAAGTAACCGGCGGTGTTCGTGGCCGCGGCGGTGGCGCTGCCGATGGAGTTGGCGGTGGCGGTCACGGTGCCGGCCGAGGCCGAGGCGGTGGCGAACGCCGTGGCGCCGAAGGTGAGCGTGGCCAGCAGGGTGCCGGTCACGGAGCCGTCGAGCGCCGGCTGGCTGCCCGAGTAGATCTTGAGGAACCCGGAGTTGAGCAGCGCCGTGGCAGCGTTGACAGCAGCGATCACCGTGGCGTCATAGAACAATGGATTATTCGCCACCGCTGCCGCCCATCCTGGACAGCCGAAGGCTGCCCGTGCTGGTGATCTCGGGCGGGTCCTCGGGTTCGTCCGCCGACGGCTCTGAGACGGCCTTAGCGGGCTTGGCCGCCTTCGGGGTCACTGGTGCCGCCGGGGGGTCCGGTTCGGCTGCGGGCGGCTCAGCTACGTCTGCCGGGGACGCCTCGGGCGCCTCTGGCTCGACGTACCCGGACTCTCCGGGCTGCGCGCCCGCGTTCCTGCCGCCGCCGGTCGTGGTCTTCGCCATGTCCTCGCGTTCCTTTCCGCATACAGGGCAGCAGGCCAGTGAGCCGGCGATGGCCCGGCAGCCGCAGCCGTCGCAGTCCCACATATGGCCTCCTATAGCGCCGTGATATAGGCGCCGGTGTCGTAGGTCACGTACGTGACCGACCAGGTGATAGCGCCCGTGCTGGTGGCCACGGTCGTCACGTCGATCGTCCCGGCGGGCACGATCAGCAGCCCGCCGCTGGTGAACGGGACGCCCTGCCCGCCCGACGTGGTGTTCCACAGGAACGTGCCGTCCGCGCCGCTGGCCAGCAGCGCCGTGGCCTTCGCCTGCGGGACCGCGAGAGACGTGCCCGCGGCCTTCCCGGTGAGGTCGAGCGTCGCGCAGAACGACGCCGTGCTAGCCGAACCGCCCGCCGGGGTGTTGCCGACTGACAGCGTCGTCGCCTGCGACTGGATCACCGTGGACACCACGCCGGTCAGCGACGTGACGATGACCCGCCCGCCGGCCACGGTGAAGATGTGGCCGGTGGTGCTGGCGGGCAGCGTCTTGGCCCCGCCAGTCACCAGCGCCCCGTACGCGGACGCGAACAGCTGCGCTGCCTGCCCGGCCGGGTTCACGGACATCAGGCCGTCAGAGCCCCGACGTAAGCGCCCTCATCGAGCGGGATGTACGTCAGATACCAGTTGATCGCGCCGGTCTCAGCATTCGCGGCGGTCGCCGTGATGGTGCCAGCCGACACCGGGAACGGCGCGAGGATGCCGAACGTGACGTTGCCCGCGTGAGCGCCGATGGTCATGGCGCCCGGCTTGCTGGTCGTCGGCGTGTCAACCACCGAGAACCAGGTGCCGGCTTCCTCCGTGACCGCCACGGTGGTCGCGATACCGTTCGTCTCGGCCGTGCCGACAGTCGGCGCGGTCCCGATGGTGAACCCCGGGTCGCCGCCCGGGACCGTGGTGACCAGGCCGAAAAACGATGTCACCAGGACAGCGCCCGTGTGGACCGTGAACAGTGTCTGCGTGCCGGGTCCGCCCTGCGGGAAAGTCAGGGCGCCCGTCCGCACGACCTGGCCGAGCACGCAGAGCCGCGCGGCGTCCAGGTTGAGGACGTTGGACATTAGTACCCTCCTGTCAGGCGCACGGGATGCGCAGGTTGGCGGGCTTCCGCTGGCTGGTCAGGTCGTACAGCAGCGCGACCGGCAGCGTGGCCCCGGAGCCGCTCACCGTGACGTTGATGTAGTCGAACGTGTCGGCCAGTTCGGACACCAGGAAATCGACGTAGAACACGGCGCTGGTGGTCGTGATCGGGCAGGTCAGCACGTTGGAAGACCACGACCCGCTGATGGACTGCGAGACCCAGTGGGTCGTGTTGCCCGTCAGCCGGGTGAACCCGGTGCCCGGCTGGCCGAACCCGTTAGCCGTGGTCCAGTTGTCCGTGGTGCCGCCAGTGAACGCGGTGGACGCGGTGACGGTCAGGATCGCGGCGGTAGACGTGCCGTTGACCGCCATGAAGCCGATGCCCGAGCAGTCCGCCAGGGCGATGTTCAGCCCCGAAGGGTTCTGGACGATGTCGTACTGGCGCCCTAGGGCGCGCATTCCAGCCACTTGTGACTCTCTTTCCCCCGGCGGGCGTTACTGCGCCGGATTGACGTGCCCTTACGGGCGGGGATCAGCTAGGACCGGGTGGCCAGCTGGACGAACGCGGACAGGGTGTTCGCGCTGTTGTTGTGGGGGGT